GAACAAGTCGAAGAACACCACGTTCAAAAGTCCCGACATCATCACGGAATAGTTCGTCGATCTCCGTCTTAGTCCAGACACGGTTGTCCTCCGGCTTCAGGGGGAACTCGTTGCGGAGCATCCCGGTGTAGCCTTCCTTGCGGATGACCGGGAGCCTGATCTGCTCTTGGTATAGGACGTGGCCATAGCCAATCGTCCAGATATGGGCAGGGCAAAGGTAGGGTTTACTCCTAAAGCCCTCATACTTGTGCATGAGGTCTTCGCCCGCCTTGCTCAGTTTCACTTCTTACTCCACTGGCGCGACCCGAACCAGTAGCCAATGATGCCGCCAAGGATCGCCATCTCGTCGGCGGAGAAGATCAGGTCAGAGTACAGAATGATGTCGTCCATGCCCTGAATCAAATTCGGATGGTTCCACAGATACCACGCCATGAAGGCGTTGATGGCCACCAACTCAAAGACGAAGATGTAGGTAACTGTAGGGCGAACGGTGCCGGTGTAGTTCACCACCCACCGAGAAGCCTTGTCCATGATCTTCTGGTCGTGCGCCAGAGCCGCCTCGGTCATCCGGGCGTCAGTCTCCATCGCCACCTGCTCGGTGCGAATCTCTTCCATCCGAGCCTGGGCGGCAAAGCCTGCTGCGGCCAATTGCAGTTCCCGCTCGGTCTGCACCTGGGCCAACTTCAGTTCATGGGCTTGATCTGCCTTGTTCTGGAAGTATTCAAGCAATTTGGGCAGGCCCGAGAGCAGCAGGCCCCCGAGGGTGGAAAGAAGCGACAGCATCTCAGGCTCCTAGAGCAAAGAAGAACAGAAGCACCCCGACCGCCCCCACGCCGATGGAGGCATAGAACAGACTCAGGGTGACGGCCAGGATGGCGGCAGAGGACAGGACGATGGCCAGTTGCAGCGCCATGCCGGAGTAGGAATAGTAGGAAGACTTGGCCTTGGCGGCGTCGCGCTTGGCTTCAGCAGCACGGGCCTTTTCCATAATCTCGTCCATGTCGGCGCGTTGCTTGGTGGCCTTCTGCTCGTTGTTGGTGACCTCGTATATGGTCGCCCGGACGTTCTTGGCCTGATACCACGCCCACAGGTTGTTGGACTCTATGGTTCCATTGAGAACCGCAGAGGAGTTCCTTCCGGCAAAGTAATTTGTAACAGCAAGGAGTAGAGCAAGCAGGCTAATAGAAACCGCAGCAAGAGCCTTGACATGGGCCTCCCTCTCTGAACGGCTTGCGCCTTCCGGCGGCTTCCTGAAACTCATTGCTGTACCTTGTCGAGTAAGTAGTAACCCACCCCAATCAGGGCGGTTGCCACGAAGGCAATACCTGCCCCGTACTTCACATTGAGCATGAACTCCTGCTGCCGTAGGCGGTGCTCACGCTCCTTCTTCTCGCGCTCCTTCTTCAACCGGATGCGCTCCATAATCATCTCGTTGTAGACGCTCTCACCGTAGTGAGCGACGATCAGAATCTTGAGTTCGTACTCTTGCTTGATCAGCGCCTGCTTGTGCATCGTGATCTGCAAGGCTTCATTCTCAATGCTGTCGTCGTGCAACAGCCGCTTGAAGACCGAGGGCTTCTTGTTGGCTTTCTCGTTGGCTAGGCGATTGAAGTCCCCGAAAGCCCCGTACCATTTGCCGATCTGACCGGCAACGTCCTGAATCTCGCGGCCCGTGGCGACGAGTTTCTTAACGGCTCCGAACGCAGCATTCGCTGCTGAGACTGCCGCGAGAATGCCGGTGATCGGTTCCATCTACAGCCCGAAGAACTTCTTGACCACCTCTGCCATTGCGCCAGGGCCAAGCAGAACAGCGCCCAGAGTGATGTACAGCCAGACCTCGATGTTTCGCATCCGCTTGCTGCCATCTTCAAGGCGCTTTTCAATCGCCTCGTACCTCTGGGCGCAGACGGCCTCATGCACCGCCACGCGCACTTCGACCGACTCTTCCATCACTGCACCTGGGTATCGCCTTGGGCGACTTCGGGCATGGGCACCTGCGGCGTAGCCTGCGACTGGATTTCAGCCACCAGAGGGAACACTTCGGCGTAAGGCCGGGTGCCCAGATATTGCAGGATGGCGTTGACCAGGGGCAGCGTGAGGGTGATGGGCGTGTCGTTGGTGGGTTGCATGTGTACTCCTTATTCGTTGGCAGCGATGGCGGCGTTCAGCGGAGCAAGGTCTTGGTCTTGCATCCACTCCTTGGCCACCATGATTTTCAGGTGATCGACGTTGCGCTGCTTGCAATCGGCCCAGTCGGCATCGTCCATGCCTTCGGGCTTACCGGCGTTCAGCAGGTTCACGCTGTCCATCGCGGCTGCGTAGTGGCGAGCGATTTGCTCGGGGGTCAGGGTGTCGATGATTTCAGACATTTCAGTTTCCTTTCAGGGTTGCAAGTTCTGCCTTGAGTTGTTCAACCTGTGCCGACAACTCTTGGACTGCTTTGACAAGCGGGGAGATAAACATCTCGCGGCTGATGGCTTGGATACCGTCTGAGCCTTGATCCCAACCATTGAAGGTGGTGCAGCCTTCTGCGTCCATCGCGGCTTTGACTTCCTGCGCCACGAAGCCGTGGATTACCGTCGTGGTGTCCTTGCCGTTCACCTCGTTGTAGTACGGATGATCCTTTGGCAGTTCGTTCTGCGCCTTCCAAGTGAACTTGATTGGGTTCAGACGGTTGATGAACGACAGCCCCAAAGTGTCAGGGCCGACGATGTTCTTCATCGTGCCGTCAGAGGTTTGCGTCCATGTGGCGTTCGCCTCATAGGAGTTATAAATCTTTCCTGAAGCACTCCCAATGGTCACATTAGCGTCTGCTTGGCCTTCAACAGCGTGCCCTATTACTATCTGCTTATCCGCAGTGGCCGTCGAAGTTCGTGCGTAAGCACCAATTAAAGTGTTTCTGATTCCAGTAGTTAGAACAACGGTACTTCTTCCACCCTCCGCACCAATAATTGTGTTGCTATGACCAGTTGTAATGCCATCTCCGGCGGTTGGCCCCATCACGACGTTGTAGTAGCCAGTCGTGTTTGAATCTAACGCAAGATTGCCAACCGCTACATTGCTATAACCAGTGGTGTTGGCGGTGAGCGCCTCCAGTCCAAGGGCGACATTGTTTGCGCCAGTGCTATTTGACCGCAACGCGCTTTTGCCAACCGCCGTATTCCCGACTGCGGTTGTGTTATTTGACATACAGTCAAAACCAACAGCGACGTTATGATAGCCAGTCGTGTTTGATGCAAGCGACTGCACCCCAAATGCGGAGTTTTGATACCCTGTGGTGTTGCTAAATAAAGCAGGGTTCCAACCGGCGGCTGTATAGCCGCCCACCCCTACGTTTGCATCTCCGGTGGTGTTATTTGATAACACGCTTCTACCAACTGCCGTAATGCTGCCAGTGGTATTTGAAAATCCGGCTCGATAGCCAACAAGAGTGTTTTCAGCCCCGGTTGTAGTGCTATACCCCGCCTGATAACCAACGGCAGTGTTATTGGAGGCGGTTGTGTTGGCGTAAAGAGCCTCAAATCCAATAGCGACATTAAAAGCCCCTGTGGTATTTGAATACAGAGCCGTATAACCAACCGCGCTGTTGCCATTGGCCGTGGTATTTGACTGGAGCGCATACGCTCCAATTGCAGTGTTCTGCCCACCTGTAGTATTGCTAAATCCTGCCCGATAGCCTACAGCGGTGTGATTTGATGATGTTGTACTGGACTGAAGCGCCGAACGACCAATGGCAGTATTGTAAATGCCAGTAGTATTGCTATACAGAGCATACACGCCAGTTGCCGTGTTGTCGGTGCCCGTGATATTTAGATATGCAGCCTGATAACCAACAGCAGTGTTGGTGTCTGCTGTGGTGTTACGAGAAAGCGCACCAGTACCAATTGCTGTATTAAGACCTCCAGTCGTGTTTGAGTGGCCCGCACCATAACCGGAGGGGTCCATGCCCCCTACGAACGTATTGCGCGATCCGGTCGTATTGAAAACACCGGCATATGTACCGGTGAACAGGTTGCCCGCACCGGTTGTATTCGTGAGTCCCGCATACCAACCAAGAGCAGTGTTGAAAGAGGCGGTGGTATTCGCGTACAGAGCCTGATAACCAACAGAAACGTTGTAATTCCCGGTGGTGTTTGCCCAAAGGGACAAAGAACCAAGTGCGACGTTTTGAGTGCCGGTGGTGTTGGCACGAAGCGCCTCAGCGCCGACAGCGGTGTTATTAGAAGCGGTGGTGTTGAGGTACAGGGATTGAATGCCTATTGCGGTGTTGTAAGCCCCGCTTGTACCGGAGCCATAGGAGTAGTAACCCAATGCGGTGTTGCCGTCCCCAGTAATGGTCGCGTTGCCTGCACGGCTTCCAACAAGGGTTGAATATCGACCTGTGGTAAGTCCTCCACCCGCAAGGTATCCGCCGAAGAAGTTTTCTGTACCCGTCGTATTGTTAAGCCCCGCCTGATAACCAACTGCGGTGTTGTAGGAGGCGGTGGTGTTGGATGCAAGTGCTTGGTCGCCAAAAGCAGAATTATAATTTCCTGATGTGTTTGCAGTTAAAGCCAAGTAACCAAATGCATTATTAAGACTCCCAGTGCTATTGGAATACAAGGCTCTGTAACCAACTGCCGTTAATGCATTTGATCCAGAGGTTGTGTATCCAGCCTGATACCCAACTAGCGTTACAAAACCGGAGTTGTTTGTTGTCTGCGTGAATCCTGCTTGATATCCAACCGCAACGCTGCCAACTCCATTGCTGTTGTTAGCAAATGCTTGATAACCAAGCACGGCATTGAAAGGAGTTCCACCGGGGGTTGACCCATACACCGTACCCAACGCAGTCGGCGTGGCGGCAGCGGTTGAGATCGTTGAGAACGACAGCGTTCCAGAGCCGTTGGTGGTCAACGCCTGACCGTTCGTGCCGTCAGCAGACGGCAGTGTCCAAGTGACGTTGGATGCCACCGTAGCGGGGGCTTGAAAAGCCACCCAGTTGCTATTGTCGGAATCTCCAAGGCGAAGATCGCCCTGAGAGCCAATCTGGAGGTTGGTTCCGTCGAATGTCAGCGCACTCCCTGTGGCAAGTGCACTGCTAGACGAGGCGTACAGAACACCGTTTGCCGTGAAGGAAGTAAGGCCCGTGCCGCCGTTCGTGGTGGCAAGCGTTCCTGCCAGGGTGACTGCGCCGGAAGTGGCGGAGTTGGGCGTGAAGCCCGTCGTGCCTGCGCTGAAAGTTGTTACGCCGTCAGCGACACTTGACGCCACCTTCACGAAGTCCGAGCCGTCCCAGGCAATCAGGGCCTTCTCGCCCGATACCATCGTCACGCCCGTGGTCGGACCTGCGCCAACCACCTTGACGCTTTGACTGGTCGAAGTCGCGTTCAAAACCAAGTACACCTTGCTCGCCGCAGGAGCGGTGATGGTTAAGAGCGAAGCGGGGTTGCCCGTGCAGTTGATGATCTGATACTGAGCCGATCCCGTTGAGCCAGACCCCACTTGAGTCAGGTTAGACGCCGTGGTCACGGACAGGGTAACTGCCGTTTGGCTTCCGCTGATGGTCTGAGCACCCGCGACAGCCGCGTCCAGATACTTGGTGATGTAGTCGTTTACCGTGTCGCCCCAGGTGCCTGAAAGTTCACCCGTGACCGGCAGGGCAAGGCCCAGAAGGGAGGTATATGAGGTGGGCATCTAAGGCTCCTATTGCGTGTTGATGGTCGTCCAGCCCGCTGCTTGCGTGTCGGGCACTTGTGTCCAGCCGGACGACTGGGTGTTGCCGATATTCTGCCAATTTGCCGTCTGGGTGTCATCAATGATTTCCCATAGCGGCCTGCCGGTGATGCTGTCTGTGGCGTTGGCAAGTTCTTGGATGGCAGCAACAAACTGTGCTGCTGCCGCGTTTATGTCTGTTCCGGTTGCGGTTTCGGAAACCGTGGCATTGAAGTTTTGATTGACCGCCGCTGCGTCTGTGCCCGTGGCAGTTTCGGAAACCTCTACATTCAACTGGGCTGCTGCTGCAATATCATCCGACGCACTGGCTGATTCTTCGATGACGCTGTTGAACAAGAAGGCAGAGTCAAAGGTGTCTGTGCCCGTAGCAGACTCATCCACCACCCCGGCGTAGGTCGGCGTGGAAGAAACATCGTCAGTGCCCGTAGCAGATTCGGTGACCGCGCACCCATAAGTGGGTGTAGAAGAGATGTCGTCTGTGCCCGTGGCGGATTCAGATATGACCGCTCCAAGTGTGGCAACAGCAGACGTGGTGTCTTGCCCCTCAGCCGTTTCCGTGATGAGCGCACCAAGCGTAGCGATGGAGGAAACATCGTCCGTGCCCGTCGCGGACTCAGAAACATCAGAAGCAAGCGTAGCGGCTGCGGACACATCATCCGTGCCAGTAGCAGTTTCAGTGATGGTTCCCGCGTAGGTCGGGATAGCCGAGATGTCGTCTGTGCCGGTGGCAGACTCAGAAAGCAAAGCCCCAAAGGTTGCGGCAGCGGAGATGTCGTCCGTGCCGGTGGCTGTTTCCGTAACAGCCGAAGCAAAAGTAACTGAGGACTCAATCGAGTCCGTGCCGGTGGCTGTCTCAGAAAGAGAAGAAGAGAAGGTAACAGCGGAGGAAGGGGCGTCCGTCCCGGTAGCCGACTCATCGACGGCCCGGTCATAAACGGAATCACCCCAACCGGCCTGACCCCAGGTGCCGGAACCCCATCCGCCCTCTGCCACCGTTCATCCTCAACCGGCGAGGCTGAAGGTGTAGGTCACTGCCAGGATGTCACCAGACACAACGGAGCGGTCGCCAGGACTGGAGAAAGCCTTCTCCGAGAACAGCGTGCCCGTCGTGCCGCCCTTGGCCGAACCGGAGGTCAGGAACGCACCGCCCACCGTGCCTGTGGCGTTGATGGTGAAGTTGGCCGGGGTGCCCGAGTTGGTCACCACCGATGGGTTGGCATTGGTCGCAGCCGTGAGCGTCGGAGCCACACGGGTCGAGTTGCTGTAGCCCGTGAACTCTGTCCAGCCCTTGGAAGACATCGTGTCCGCAGCGTTGGTCGTCACGCCGGGACCAGTGATCAGGCCAAGATACCAAGTCGTGATTTGCGTGGTTGTAGTCAGAGACGTGCCCGCCATGTACTGAAGGCCGACATTGACCACGAGGTTGTCTTCCTCGACAGACCACTTCAGGTTGCCGTCCTTATCGAAGCACTCCAATTTGTAGCGGCCCACAGCCGTGGCCTGCTCTTGGCCTTGTGCTCCTGCGATCAAGCCGCTTGCGACGAAGTCTGCGGCCTTGGCGATTTCGGTGGTCATTTGATGCTCCTATGCAATGCGAATAATCGCGTTGGTGCTGTCCGCGACGGGGAACTGCACCTGAAAAGAAGTGACAGCGGTTTTATCGCCGCCAAAGTCGAGAACGCAAACAGTGGGGTTGCCCCCACCAACCTTATAAATTAGCGCACCACGGCAAGTGAACGATGCCGGGTTCCACGTAGCGTTGGCAAACGACAGATACGCCGTCGTGTTGTTGGGGTTGGTTCCCGTCGTGGGCGCCACAGACACCGTGATAACTTCACCACCCGTGGTGTAACCACCACCAGCCGGAACTTCGCTTGCCGTTGTGTACGCCGCAGTAGTCGGGCCGATGGTCGCCCCACCCGTGTAGAGCGCCATCTTGAACGTGTCAGTGCTGAAGTTGAACTGGCCAGAGGCCAAGCCCACCTTGAACTGATTGGTCGCGCCTTGCTCGATGGGCATTACTTGACCCCGTTATTCTGCGGCAGCGGCGCCAGACGCGACTGGCCACTACGGTATGCATCGCTGCGCTCCAGACCATCACCCAGGCGCTTGGCCAGTTGCAGGGCTTCCATGTACTTCTGGTTGTACAGCGCAAGCATGTCCTGCTCACCCTTCATGTAGGTGTAGGCTTCAACCAGCGAGCCGTACAGCAGCACAGAGTCGAAGTTGTCACCCAACCAAGTCTGGCCATTTGCAGCCACCGTGATTGATTCAGGGTAGTAGAAGTAGTGAAGCTCGATCTCGTACGACGCGTCGGGCGTGGGGCCAAGAATGAACGTCAGTTCATCTTCGTTGTCTGAACGTGGGCCGAACAATGCGTAGTACCGGGGGATCGCCTTATCCGTGTTCGGGTTCGGGTACGCCTGCCGGATGAAGTTCACGTCTTTGTTCAGCAAGTACTCGTACGACCCCGTGGCATCAATTGCTGCCATCGAATACACCGCCAGGAAGTCTGACGGGCACTGAAGGTATTTATTGTTTGCCGTGGTGTAGCCCGTGACGTTCTTGCGAAGCGAAGGGAACTGAACGGAGTTGAAAATGCGCTGCTCAGCTTGTTGGACGAAAACGGGTATCTGAGCAACGAAATCGCTGCTCGGGTTTTCGGTATACGCCTGGATGGCGTTGCTGAGTTGCGTGTAGTTCACGCCATCGGTCCCCTGGCCATCGTGCCCTTGGTGGCGCAGCCAGTACCACGGATTTTGATGCCCGAAGTCTTGGTCGGCTTGTATTCGTTGGCGTGCATGTTGGCCACGGACACGTCCATGCGCAGCGCCTTCTTGATGTCGTCAGCGCCAACAACCGGTGTGGCCACCGGCTTGGGAGTCTTGTAGGTTGCCATGTCAGACACCTTTCTGCTTGCGGCCAGGGTTCATCTGGTTGGCCACCTTGGCCAGACCACGACCCATCTTCAGCATGTCGCTGTTGGTCTTGCCACCAGCACGCATTTTCTTGACGGCGGGATCGGGGTGTGCGCCCTTGCCCTTGGCCATGTGCTGCTTCAGCATTTCTTTAACGCCTGCCATTTTTTGCTCCTATGCCGTCACAACTGTGACTGTACCAATTTGAACCGTTAATACCAAGTAGTTGGGCGTGAGCCCAGCATCGGGGCCGCGAGAACCACCAACCGGATTCCAGCCCCACTGGAAGTCCCGACTGCCTTCACTCGGGAAACCCACCGCATCCTGCGTGGTTGCTGTGGTATCAGTTATTTGAAGTCCGGTGTTACCCGACTGCACGTAACTCAGATCAGGACGCGGATTGCGCAAGCCTTGCGGGTCATCGACCGGGTACATGCCCAACTGCAACTGCGGTTGGTCGGGGTCCCAGCAGACCGGGCAGACCAAGAGGTTGTAGGTCTTGGTCTTAACAACTTCCTTGCGCAGTTGCGTGAGCTTGAACCGAAAGTCGCAGCGGTCACACTGCGCAATCGCATTCTTGCCTGACGCAAACCGGTTGCCCATTTAGGTGCCGCTCCCGATGTACATCTGCCGGGGCACGAACCGCACCGCTGCCTTCTCTTGATCCTCGCCTGCGGCAATCAGCCAAGCCTCGTCATACTGAGCCTTGAGAATCTCAAGGCGGCTCAGCCCATCAGGAATCTTCAGCGCGATGTAGTACGCCAAACCTGCCACGAGGCAGGGCAGGAAACGGAACGGCACGTCCATCGTCTTGATGCCGCCACCAGCGTCCTGCGTGCGGCGCATGCGCCAGTACACAAACTGGTATGTCTGACCGGGGTTAGGTGTTGGCCAAACCGTGATGGACTGCTTCTGAGACAAATAAATGGGTGCGCTGGCTGCGTGGCTTGCCGCTGTAGTTCCGTCTTGGCCACGGCAGCAGTTTAGAAGGTAGGCAGGGTTGCCGTTGGCCGCAGCCTGATACTCGTTGTAGAAGATCAGTTCCGTGCCAATGCGCACGAAGCCTGCGTTGGGGATGTTGTTGACCGACGATACCGGGATCGACGTGTCTGTGCTGTTGCATCCCGGAGCCGCCACCGTGATGCTCATCAGGTTCTCTTGTGCCGTCAGGCGTTGGATGTACACCTGAATTGGTCGGCCTGTGATCAGTTTGTTGGGAATGGTGGCGTAGGTGCTGACGCTGATCCGGGTGATGGTCAGGTCGGCTTGATTGGTGGGGACGTTGGCGTTGGTGCGGATGACGTGATCCAACAGGTCTACCGTGTCGTCCGGTAGCGCATATGTCGGTTGTCCCGTAGCCAAGGTGATAACGCGCTGCTCAAACGTCCACATGTTGACGCCGCGATTACCCCAATCAGCAAACAGCAAGTTAAGGCTACGACGAGCGGTTCGCAGGTCGTATCCGGTTCTGAGTTCCCCACCCGCACGCTCAAACGCCTCCTCGACGATCTCATTGAGATCGAGGTCAAAACTGGATACGCCAGAAGTAGTCATCTGAATCTCGCGGTCTTCTTAGCGATGGCCTTGGGTTGCGCTACGAACTGCTTGCCGGAGGCTTTGCCTGCTCGTTTTGCTCGGGTTGAGGCGGCGTACTCTTGGGGCGAGAGAGCCTTGATCGCAGCTTCTGGAAGGTATCGCTCACCAGTTTTACTAGACGGTTTACCACTTTTGGTCCTCCACTTCTGGTCAGTCCAGTCCTTCAGCGACTGCTGAGGCTTCTTCATTTGCCCAACTTCTTTAAAGTCTGAGCAAACCGTGCCCGCTGACCCAACTTGCCCGGAGCCTTAGCAGCCTTGGCAAGCGTCTTAGCCGGGATAGTCTTGCCTTCCTTGACGCCAAGCGACTTGCGCAAAGCACCGGGCTTTTTGATGGCTTCTTGGATGAACTTACCGCCCTTGGCCATGCCACCCTTTTTCGCGGCTTCAACACCACGACCCTTGAGGATGTCAGCCTGGGTAACCTTGCCGTCGCCGGTCAGATCGGGAAATTTACTAGCCACGGTAACCTCCGCCTTTAGCCTTGTACTGCTTGGCCAGAAGCTGCGCCTTGCGGGCGCTCCACTGGCCTGCCGCCGTGCCCTGCGTAGCCTGCCCCTTGATCTTCTCGAAGAGCGACTTGCGCATACCGGGCTTGGTGTAGTTGCCTGCTTCGTTAACCTTGGACTTGGTGGTCCCGCCTTCGGCGTACATGTCAACGTCGTTCGGGTCATCCTTGCGTCGGATGACCTTCTTCTTGGGCATCTTGGAGGGGGCGATTGCCCCCATCCCCCGGCTGGGCATCATGTCAGCAGGTCTTTCCGCCGCGCTTCATGCCCAGGGGCTTCGATGCAGCCATCTTGACCATCGTGCCCTTGGTCTTGCCCTTGGTGGCCAGACCGTCGCGGCTAGGAGCAGCGGTAGGAACAGCGCCCATCTTGGCCTTGGTGATACCACCAGAAGCCATCTTCTTCATCTTCATGCCCTTCATTTCGGATTCCTCATGTTTGATCATTGAACGGGGAGCACCAGCCTTCTTCATGAAGCCGATCTCCTTCTTCACCATCGCCTTGGACTCTTTCACGTCGCCACCCTTTGCAAGAATTGCCGACTTACCGTGTTCGGTCTTCGGCTTGTTGATGGACTGGACGTCTGCACGACTTCCAGAACCAAACTTACGGCCTTTGTCGGCCTTCATGAACTCTGCGCCAACAGACTGTGGGACACCTGCTTTCTTAGCGAAGGCCGGGTTGTTGGCCACCGCCGCCATGAACCTATGCTGCTTACCGCTACTGCTTGGCATCTTCCGGCCTCTTCCGCTTGATCATGTCCGCAACCGTCTTGCCCGTAATCATCTCGGCAATCCGCATCAGCGTCCAGATGGCGCCAATCAAACCGAACAGCGGTGTGAGCAATTGCAAGAACGACGAGATGGCCGCAATAGCAGCCATGATGTCTAGCGTGTTCTTGACGGTATCTTGATGCTGTCCCATCTCAGCAGTTCCATGCCCGAAGACTCTTGTTAATCCTCGAATTCGGATCTTTTGCGGTTTTTTCGCTCGTCAACTTCTTTTTCATCCCTTTCATACGGGCGCAAAAAGAGTCGCGGCGTGGCCCGCCCTCCGGCTGTGGAGCCTTCAGTCCGGGCTTCCCCGGATTCGCGGCGTTGTAGGAGGCTCGCCCCTTGGCGTTCAAGCCGCCCTTGGGGTTCTTTCCTTCCTTGCGCTGCCATGCCGGGGACTTAGCCATAGAACAGAGTCACCGCAGCGGCGCTGCCGGTATCGCAGAAGATGCCATTTTCAGCCAAGATGCCTTCGCCTGGAATCACCACAGTGTGGCAACCATTGGCGTTGGCGCCGACTTGCAGCAGTACCTTTCCCGACGCAGCCGAAGCGTTGTCATAGAACGTGACTGGGTCAGTACCGGCTGAAGACACGGCGACGTACGCACCTTTGATGCGAGCGCGGTAAGTAACCATCGCTGCATCTGTAGTGGTGTACGCTGCTTTGACGTCGTATTGCATCGCCATGATGCGCTCCTATTAGGTAGCGGTGGTGATGGCAATCCAAGCAGACGCGCCGCGCACATAGATGCGGTCGTTGGTGGTGGTGCCGTCAGTACGCAGGTAAAGCGAACCCTGAGCAGCCGTCACGGTGGGGGCACCGGAGCCAACAAAGACGCCCAAGTTTGCAGTGGAGGACATCAGAACTGCCGACATACCGCCTGCTGCAGGAGCCGTGCCGCTGTCAGCGGTCAGATTGCCCGTGGCAGAGACAGAAGCCGCAGTGACCGTGGTCGCAGTGACAGCGCCGGTAATAGCACCAACAAAACCGTTGTTTGATACGACCGGGCCGCTAAAAGTCGTGGTTCCCATGTGGAACACTCCTCAAATTGCGCTTGCTGTCTCTGAGGTCAGTCCGCCAAGTCGGTCAGCAAGCAGGTTGAAAATCTTGGGACTAACGAGTTTATACACCCATTGCCCAAAAAAGAAAAGGGGGCCGAAGCCCCCTTTTCTGCAGAACCACTTAGGCTCCGGGCGAACCGAAGATTCCCAGGGGATCAGACCAGCCGAACGAATAACGCTCGCGGGCCTTGTAGCGCACGTTGCCGGTGTCAAAGTCACCATCCATTGACGTAGACATGGCCACACGCTCGAAGTGCTTCAGACCGTTGGGCACGTCCGTGGTCAGGAACCACGCATTGCTGTCGGTCAAGAAGTGGTTGACGGTATAGCCACCGGGGATGGCACCCATCTGCTTGATAGCGTTGATGTCGTTATCAGCAGTAGCCACACGCAGTTCCGTGTCAAGCAGACGCTTGGCCGTGAACATCAGTGCGGGCGGGATCACCAGCTTGATGGGCTTGGCAGCGATCAGCAGACCGCGCTCATCCGTCCATGCGGCGATCTGAATGACGGCGTTCTCAAGAGAAGTCTCATTCAGGTCAGCAGCGACGGCGGGCGTGTTGCTGTTGGTACCACCAGACACCAGGGGGTGCGCGGTCGAGAACAAGGGCACGCCATCACCGCCCGGATAGGCAGTGTTGAAGCCGTTGTTCAGCACCGATGCAGCCTTGACCTGCTTGGTGTAGGACATCGCACGGGCCAGAGCCTTGGTGTAGCGGGCAGACAGACTGTCATACAGGTTGTCTTCCACTGCTTCCTCGGTGATCGAGAAGCCAAGGGCGATAGTCTCGT